GTCCTTCATAATGAGTTGATAAAATAATGCACCCCCTGATGTTATGTCCTGTTCATGTGTCTCAACCAATTTGTAAAAAATTTTATAATAATTGTCAATCTCTTTAAGCAAATATGATATAAAGTGCACAACTCCTGGGTCAACAACATACTCATCTGTTGCAATTATACTGTCACTTCTGGGTTTTATTGAATACATGATTGTATTGTATATCCTTTTACGGTCATACAATATTGAAAGGATGTTAATGTATGCAAGTAGAATGCTCTTGTATGGCACTTCTCCTCCATTATAAGGCACTTTAAGTCCTGTATAACCTCTATTTTTATTATTATCATATGCTATAGGAATTCCAGCACTATGAAGATATTCGTTGTTGGCATATATGCTATAGTTTCGTATTTTTGCAGTACCATCACCAGATATACCTGTGCGAATTTCCATATCATTGTCATTGAAAATAAATAAGATGTTTTTATAGTCAGGATTATCTATCATTTTATCAAAATTTGTATTGTCTTTATTGTAGACAGTTGTACGAATGTATATACGTTGAGGTCCTTCTATATTCATATATGTAATCTATAAAATAATTAAGAGCATAATCTTAAGAACAATCAATAAATGCGCAGAAGCGCAAACTCATGCCTTTGATATTTTTACAGAAGGAAAGACTCGTATTTATGTTCCGTTAAATAAATCGGACATGGAAATAAAAGAATGGTTGTGACTAAAACATGGAATCAAACTAAATAAAATGTGCCTAAAAATAAATCAAATCAATCATTATAAATAAAATAAAATAATTACTTATAATGAACCTTTCTCTTTTTATTGAATGCATTTTTGTTGGAATCTATTGCGTTTTTATCTATTTCTCTCTTGTTTGTCTTTTCTCTCTTGTTCCTCTTTTTTCTCATGTTCTTCTTTCAAATCTTTGGTTCATGATGTTGATTGTAGGATTCATAAAACATTTGTTTGGGTATCTACTAGGAATTCATCAATCTTATTGTGGATGCATTCATTTCAAACAATCTTTTCCAGCATTGTTTATTGAATGCCTGATAGAATCGTTCCTCTTTTTATTGGCAGGATTGGCGTTGCATATACTAATAAAAAATAAAATACTTCTCTTTTTTTCAATCGGAGTGTTATTGCATGCAACTGTTGAGTTTATTGGAGGCCATGCCTTATTTTGCATGAGTAAGTGTGGACAGAATTCTTCACCGGTTTAAATATCTAAACTAACTGTGTTCTTGTCCGATTTAGGACGCCGTTTGCTTCGCTTTGGCACATTCCCATCTCCTTGCAACTCTTTCAAATCACTTATGCTAATGGTGCTGTTGTTATTGTCTTGTTCAGGAATATTGATTGTTTTTGTTTTTAATCCAGAAAGAATGTCACTAATGTCGCTCGGTCCTTTCATTTCAGGTCTTGAAGAAGCCGGTGTATATCTTCTCTCTTGTTCTAATGAGGTATTTATGGGTCTTGGGGTTTCTCTAAAATGAATTCCATCATTAGAGCCACTGTTCCCACTGTTCCCACCACCGCCACCACCACTATTCATATAATTGTTATTTCCAGGACGGCCGGATGGAGGAGGAACGGCTCTAGGACCTTGAGTTGCCATTGGAGGCGGTGGCGGCATATCATTCATCATTCCATTCATGAATCCCGACAATCCAGGATTTGTTTGCCCCATGCTATTTACGGCGGCTGTCTGAAACTGTCGCATCAAATCCGGGTTTTGCCGTAAAATATCGTCCATTCCAGGCATTGCGCTTTTAAACATTGTATTTGTCATGTGAACCATCATACCACTTCCTCCTAATTGGAAAAGTAATTTAATTTCCGGTGCCATGGTGGCACGAGATTTGTATTTTTCAAACAATTCGCCGAAAATATCATCATAATCTTGAATGTTTTCATTCACTTGTTCACTCCACCCGTCCAATTTAATGTCAAACGGGTCAAATCTACCATTTAAAAATTCAACACCATTGATAATTGCCATCAACATGTTTGCCTGAAATTTCATGGAATTCTTTTTATTCTTCTCTTCCATGATTGTTTCATATTCGCCTTGCATTTCAGCTAAAGACGAATCCATCGTGTATTTCCTAGAAAATTCCACACCTTTTTTCTCTAAAGCCTCTAACTTTCTCAATATCTTGAATTTCTCTCGCAACATTTCTTCTTTTGACATTTGAGGTTGTGAAGGCGCTACGGGTGTGTCGGGATTTAAAGGAATGTTATTGAATTTACCATATCCGTCCCATGTCTGTGAATTTTCGTCCAATCCACCAAATTTCACCGAGGGACTTTTCTCTGCCTTGTCCTGTGTATTTTCATCAGAGGATGATATACCTGAAAAAAAGTTGGACTTTGAAGAAGAAGAAGAATATGCCGGCTCTGATAAATTATTCAATTCATTTTCCAAATTGTTCAAATCATCTAAATTAATGTCGCTTGACATTTTAGAACCCTCTTTCGCCTTATCATTCATAAGTAATTCAATTCCAGACCCGAAATTAGTGGATTTTAGACCTTGACTTTGAGTTGGAGCATTCCAATCTAACTCGGAAATTTCAATAATATCGTCCATTAATTATTCATAGTAGATTTATTTTAAGTCAAAAACGCATCCTATTATTCTATTTATTTTTATCCATGTACCAAATGCCTTGCAAAAAAGCATCTGCTAAATCATCCTTCTTTTTATGTGTTTTTAAATAAGAGGTCATGACATTGTCGTCTTTTAATAATTCCAGACAAATACTTACTCCTTTTTTCTTGCGTCCAGCATAATCTAATTTCTTTATCTTTGTTGTTCCCGTTGCCGTTTCCTCGTCTTGACCCGCTGCTTCTTCTTCTTTTTCTTCTTCTTCTTTTTCTTCTTCTTCTTCTTCTGCTACTGCTGATGACGCGACCGTCTTTAATTTATTTGAAGATGAAACAAATTCTATCATGATGGACGGATTCTTCATGATAAAATATTGGGCAACCATTCCTTGAATTGTTTTCATGCGATTTGCAATTGGACTTATTTGATTTTCAATTACTACATGTGTAATTTCGTGAGAAATAGAATCAAATACCGCATCAAACTTCTTTTGAATGTTTCTACCCACAGTAATCAAATCCACATTGGATGCATTTACTTGCGCAGCCTTTTCAAAACAGATGTCATCTATATATTTGTGAAAGAGAGAAACCAGGTCTGGCTTTTTCGTGTGGTCCTTGTCATACTTTATTTTATATTTCTCTGCAAGAAGAATTAATTGTGCGATTTTTTGTTTGTTAATATGTGCGTGGGTTAATTCCGATGTTGGAATCGTATATTGTTTTTCTCCCTTGGCGTGTTTTAAACAATAGAATATTTCATTCTTTTTGAATTTCGCAGGTGTGACTTTGATGCAACGAATGCATTTTGACGGTGTTTCTTCTGCAACATTCATAATATCCCATATTTCCACCTTTGGCTGCGCCGCCGATTCCACGGTTGAAGAGAGAACACAATATGCCATATTTTTAATCCCAACATCAATGCTGACGATTTTCATATAATAATAAGTAGAAAATTATTATTATATCGTTTCTTACATGTTATTTCCTGGTGTTTCTTCTATTAGCGCCTCTTCTTTTACTCCGTCTTGTCCGTCGTGTGCGTGTTCGCCTGTTGGTTCGCCGTTGCCTTTTATTAAAAAAAGAAAATCCAGAAGCAACTCTTGTTCGCAATTCCGGCAATTTTCCATTTAATATCTGAAAGATTTTATCATATTCACGTTTTTCCAGTTGAGATTTGGAAAGTTGTTTGCTGTGTATCATTGAAAGATACAATACTCCACAACCATTGTCTAATGCATCCCTTTTCTTATTTATATAATGACCTGGATTGCTCAGTGGAATGCCATACTCGTGTAACAATTCATCAATAATCTCCTTGTTCATTTCATCTGCTTGAATCAGAGTAAGTTCCTCAGGCTCAATGTTTTTTCTCTTTCTGGGACTATCCACAAATGTTCTATACGCACCGCAGGTTAAATCTGTTAAAAAAATTTCAGCGTATCTGTCTTCAATTCCCATCTCTTTTATATAAGATGAAACCGCTTCAATAACGTCGCTCAATTTACAGACACCTGTTTCTATAAATTCATGCAATCTTTGGTTTATGTCTGGGTCTCCACCAATTAATAATTCTTCTATATAACGATGAGATGCCTCTGAATACTCGAGGGATTTATTTGACAAAATAAAGGTTTTCACAGTTACAGTGCTGGTGGTTTCATTCTTTGGTCTAATAATTGCAAAGTCAATATAAAATCCAAAGAATTGTTCTTCCCTTACTCCATTTATTGGTCTACTTATAAAAACCTTTTCCACATATTCATTCTTTATTGGATAATACTTGCAATAATCTGGGTCGTGTATATATTCAGCAAATACAGGGTCTGCACGTAAATTGCGTATTCCTTTTTCACTGAATCTTGTTCTGGTATCATCTAAAAAATCTCTTGGCAAAAAGTTCACCTTTTCAGTTTCACTAACCATCAAATCAGGCAAACATCGCACATTTGAAAACATTCTCATTCGCGAAATATAAATAATACGCAGAGTTGAATTGTAAGTAGGACAATCGTAACTGCCAGCCTGGGCTTCCATATGGTTTTTTCCAGCAGGAGCCATCAATCTAGTGGACATGGGATTATTATTTGGAACTGTTTTAACAATAACATTTGCATCTTTTACTTTTCCATTCTCTCTGCAAATAACAACTGGTATTTCTCCATGCGCGTGCGGAACAATTGATACTAAACATATAGGCTGTCGTATGGCTAATGGTATATCATAAGTGGCATCTAATATCGCGTGTCGTCTATGCAATTTTTCTCTGTTTGTGGGAAAAAACGTGGGGGTTGAGGGCATTTCTCTTTCTCTCTCTTGAGATTCTACTGGTATTTGTAAACTGGACAACTTCTCCATATATTTATGAAATATTATCTAAAGACATGGATGGTGCAATCATTCGCGCATTTAATTGCTCTCGCGACAAATACGGCGATTTTAAATCACTCGTGCAATATCCATAACTAGGAACATTCGTGTCAAATTGCGATTTGTATAAATAAGGCACATTGCTAGAAGGCGTCGTATTTGTCAATTCGTGTGGATTTATTCCTAAATCATAACATGCTTCATGTGAATTGTATTTCATTATTTTTAGTCCATTTTGTTGCATGTATTTTCTATAATCCCAACTGGATTTTATGTTTTCTTGTTGTTGGATTCGCTGATTGATTACGGCTTCTGGTTGCCATGAAGCATAGTTTCTACCATCATTCATAATTGGCGGAAAATTAAAATGAATATTGTTTGAACCTGAATAACATTGTCCCCAAGACATTATACTATTGTTGGAGAGAAAATTATTCGGCTTCTAACAATTTCAAGAGATCCGGCTTTTTCAATTTGCTGGCTTCAGAGGATTGCAACAATCCTTTTTCTGTCACTATTTGCCGCAATTTTGTAATTGTCATTTTCTTGTAATCTAATTCTGACGACAATACTATTTTAAATGTGTCATCTTGTTCCAATGGATCAGACAGTCCTTGTTCCAAGTGAGCAGGCGTTTCTTGAGGCGCTGTCGCGGACTCTGGTCCGGGGTCTGGTCCAAGTCCAAGCACTTCCTCTGGTTCTAACAATGACCCACTAGACAATTCTTCTGGAGAGAGAAACACGTGTTTAATCTCTACTTCTGATTCTTCTTCTTGAGTTGCCTTAATACTAATCTTTTTCTTAATTGCTTCATCTAATTCACAGTTGTCTTCGCCGTCGTCTGAACTGCTGGAATCATCATCATTGTCTGAACTACTTGAATCATCGTCTTCTGAACTGCTGGAATCATCGTCATCGGAAACCTGTATTAGTTCCATGTTTTCTCTAGGTTTATTATGTATTTCCTTGCTATTTTCATTGACAACCTCTGCATGTTTTGCTTGACCACCATTGATAGATTGAGCGATGGTTGTTGCTAAATCTGCAATTGCCTTTATTTTGTGGTTTTGTTCTCTCATTTTAACGTCGACATAAAACAACAACAATCCAGAAACCAATAACAATAGCCCTAAAAATAGCAACAATGTTGGATTAAATAAGCTCATTATAAAAAGGGATATATTTTAATTCATGAATTAACGAGTTTTATTTCTTTTTCGTCGTTTACATGTTTTTCTTTTTTTAGTAATTCTTCTTCCTTTTCTTTTTATTCCAGTTAACATTCTTCTGGTCATTCTTCTTTTGTGTGTTTTTCGTCCTTTCTTTCTGGTTGTATTTTTCCCACCTCCAAGACGCATTATAGCAGGATCATCATCATAATCCTTAGCATTGGGCATTCTTTTTACATTAGGATTTCCATGATCATTATCATTAGAGCGTTTTTTTGGACTAAATATTAATGCTTCTATTTCTTCTGCTTCTATTTCTTCTGCTTCTATTTCTTCTGCTTCTATTTCTTCTGCTTCTATTTCTTCTGCTTCTATTTCTTCTAGAAATCTCAGTGCTTCTTGTTCTTGTCTTCGTGCTTCTTCTTTTCGTTCTGGTGTTTCTTCAAGTCTTCGTGCTTCCTCTTCCTTAGCGGCCATCATCAATTCGTATTCATTTTTTTTACGCATTTCGTCTTTATCATTGGATTCTATTTCTGTTTGTATTGCTAGTTGCATTTCTTGGGTGAGCTCATTATTTTCATTTTTTATAATAAATGGTTCATTTGTTTCATATAGGTCATTTGTAATTGCACATTCTCCTTCAGTGTCATAAGGTGAATAACTTAATGTTTGTTTCTGTATAATTGATTTATATATATCCTCATTTTTTTGAAATCCTTCTTTAAAGAATATACGATAAATATTTTTTAATGCCTTGGTTAATGCATGGTTAAACAAACTAAGAGTGCTTTTTTTTTCCCCCTCTGGGGTTCGTAATGATGGTTCTAGTCTTTCAAGAGGTTCTAGTCTTTCAAGAGGTTCTGGTCTTTCAAGAGGTTCTGGTCTTTTAACAGGTTTTAGTCTTTCAACAGGTTCTGGTCTTTCAACAGGTTCTAGTGGTATACTTTTCTCTTGCGATTGCGAGAATTTTGAAGGAGGCATTAATACATTTTTATCTGAAGAAGGTCTACATATATCATTTACAACCACAAGAACAAGTTGTTCTTGCTTTATTATTTTGTGTATATAAGTCTTAATTAATCTGTTATATCTTCTTACTATCATCTCTGGTATTGTTTCAATCTTACCATTAAGTCCTGTTAAATATTGAGTCATGTCAGGATTTGTATTAAACGCAGTTTTAAATGCAGATTGGGTTTCGTATACGGATATCAATTTATCTCCGTCCTGTTTAGTTTTAGTAATGAGGTCAATTGTATACTTTAAAACAGGATCAGCTATTTCTTCTGGCAATATTCCATATGGATATGGGTGAACACGACTAAATTGATCAGGGTAATACTCATTATACGTCATAATTGCATAATAATGACATGCGCGTTGCATAAGCTTGGTTATGCGTTGTATGTGTTCCATTTTATTATTTGAAATAAACCATAAAATATGCGTTAATGCATAAACGTCTTCTGAATTTATCTCACCTATTTTTACATAAGGATTCGTTATAGGTAAACCATTAATTTCATATTTTGCGTCGTTAATATTATCAGATAGGTCACAAAAATCATAATCTAAAATAATATTTTTTATGCCTTTACTTGTAATGCCTGCATTAATGCTTGTAAATTTTGCACGGAACATTATTAATAATTTTATTAACCAATGCATAAATGGTATTTCTAACACCTTGGTATTACCTACAGTTCCAGTTTCATCTGTAGGTGATACACTTACCTTATAACCACGTATTTTTTGTGTATTTCTTCCATCTGGATAAATTGGATCATCAAGATGCTCTGTTATCGTCTCCGGTTTATATCTATCATGAACGACATAAAGATTCACAACCGTATCGAAATTTTGAACATACCCTAAAGACTGTATTGAAGATATGTCAATAATAGCAGTCTTTCTGAATTCGGGAGATATGCTATTTTCACCTAAACTTGGTAAAAGACCACGAAGGGCCTCATAATTAATTTTGTCTGCTCTATTAAATATAATAGGATTATTAAAACTTGAATAAAATTTACCGTCATCGCAACAAAATACACATATTGACAATCCAGAAAAATAATCATGAATGTATTCCTTGTTAAAATAACTGGCATTTGAAAGAGCACATGCAAAATTACCAGAACTTGCAAAATGATTTTGTCCAAGTTTTTCAAAATCTCTAAATTGTTTTTCGGAAATATTTTTAGTTATTTCTGGATTATGTACTAAAAATTGAACATTTTTTGCACGTTGTCTACCTTTATCCTTTGTTAATAAATCAAAAAACTTTTGAGGGGTAAGGTTTCTACAATTGTGTGTTTTTATAATTTCAAGAAAACAATTATAATTGTAAGTCAATATATTCATGCGATGTAATACATCTTTTATAAGCATACTAGTCCATGAACTAAAATTTAGAGGCACTGTGGCAATTGATACTGCTCCTAATGGATTTTCATGAGGATCTCTAGGAGCAAGTCCTTCAATATTATGGTCTACTACATAACCTCCGTGACCTGTAAAAAATAGATATGCATTTGCAGAATAGTTTCGTGAAAACCGCGTATTATAATTCTCTCTACTAAATACTCTAGTAAATAGTGGGTCACCTTGAGTTTTCATTTTTTGACACAAATTGAATACATCATCTCTAATGCATTCGTGTTGTACTTCTATAGAAACAGGGGGAGTGTAACGTAAAAAATTAAGTATTATCTGTCGGTCACGTACTTTTTTCTCCTTGTGCATACTATATTATCAAGAGAGAATTAAATATTTATGCATTCATACTATCAATGATTTCTTTTGGATAATTCAAATCTCGCAATACTTGCACCCCTCCTTTCACTAAAGAGATGCCTCGTTTCAATTTATATGTATTTACGTGCGTGTTGTTTGATCCGTCTTCTTCTTTCAATGTGTCCATGCAATAATTCACCACCCGCGAATTTTTCTCTAAATTATTGCAGACTTGAATAAAATGCGTAGTCAACAAACAATCCACATTTTTATATTTCATCAAATAATCCATAAATGCTGTTGCGCTTCCAACCGCCTCGTCTGGATTTGTCCCTGAAAACAATTCATCGAAAATACAAACATGTCTCTCCTTTTCAGGTTGTTCCTTAACTTCATCCAATATTTCTTTACATCTTCTAGATTCGGCTTGAAACAAACTGTCCCTTCCCGAAGTGTCAGGTATATTTAAATAACAATGAATATGAGAATAAGGCACAATCGTTGCATCTTTATAAAACCCACACCCAAATTGTTGTGTCAAAATAATATTAATCAACACTGACTTTAATACAGTTGTCTTGCCAGATGCATTTGGGCCCGTAATAATGATATTTTTATGCAATGAAACATTGTTTGTAACCGGTGGAGGAGTCGCACGAGCCAATGCCGCGTAATAATTGCCGCGAATATGTGTTTTCTCTTTGCCGGTCTTGTCATTCTTGTCATTCTTGTCATTCTTGTCATTCTTTGGTTTTCGCGAAAAATCGGCAAATCCTAGAATACCGTCGGAGATTCCCTTTTGAATTCCTTCAAGCACCGAAATATATCCATTAAATCCAAAAGAATATAAAATCGCATCATTATATGATTCTTCATTGTGCAATTCGTAAAAGGTTTTCAAAACATGTCCTACTTGACTGAATTTGCTGAATGAAACAGTCAATGCATCAATTTTATTGATTTCATGCAAGATTTCAGCCAACACTTGTCTTTTCTCTCTAACTACATAATTAAATGGTTGATATGTAGACAAGTCGTTTGAATATGTCAAAAAGGCGTCCATGTTGGCGACAACTACATTCATGTGTTTTTGCAGGGTAAATAGGTATGTGTGTATTTTTATCATGTTATTTTTAAAACTCAAGCAACACAATATATTTTGATAAATAGAAAAAAAGTAAAATGCAACAGACAATAGAATGTATACTTTTTGTTCTATTTTTACTTCGTGAAAATTCGTCAATAATTTGCCGATGGAATGATTTGCCAAGATGATTTTAATAATGTCGTAATATTCCGAGAAAGAGAGACGTAGACCTCTGAATTGTATAATGAAAAATGGCACAATCAATACAATAATTGGCATCACGAGAGATATAATAGGCGATGCCATGTTGTACATGCTCATAAATTGTAAAAAATGTTCAGAGTGATTTAAGAATTCCCACATTTCCCAATTGACAAACATGTATTTGTCATTGAATCCACTATCCATTTTTATTTCATTCCACAAATCAATAATGTGATTTATTTCGTTGTTTGTTTGTTTGAATGGGTCTTTGTCTTTGTCTTTGTCTTTGTCCGAGGATGATGGTGATAAAAGAACCAATGTCTTTAGTAATTTCTGTGTTTGTTTTAAAAAAGTGGTATTTGTAGTATAATATTGTCCTAATTGTGGAATGAGATCGCGAGAGAAAGCCGTGTCTTTTTCCTTTCCAATGACAAAATCATACATGCATGGGCCGGTGTCAATAGGCTCAATTAATTCTAAATCACATACAACATGTTCATTTAATTCGCGCTTCTCTTTGTTGTAGAAAATCGGGAGATTAAATTGCGGCGTTGGTGGTAGGGTCGACGGTATCATACTATGAAATACATATTATAATACAAAATTAAATACGAATGAAGGAATTGTTAACAATTGCTACATCTGCATTTCCATTTATCGCAATTTATGCAAAAAAAGTTATTTGATAATTTATTTAATTTGTATTTTGGAATGTAGCATTTACATATATTTATTATCATAATACCACATTTACATTGTTGTCTTATTCTTTCCAAATCTTCTTGTCTTTTTCTTTCTTCCTCTTTTTGTTTGAAGCTTTCTCTCCATTTCATTTCTTCTTCTTGTCTTTTTCTTTCTTCTTCTTTCCTTTCTCTTTCACTCTTTTCTTGTTTTATTTTTTCATAGTATAACATTTGTTTCATATATTCATTTTCTTCATATTCAAAACATTTAACGCATTTATAATCTCGCATACATTTAATCCTTATATTTCCTTTTTCATCAATCATTTCACCGGAATTTATATTATTTATCAATTCTTCTGCATTTATTTCTACCCATGGTTCAGGTCTATTTTCTTCTTTTGTTTTATTCTTGTAGCATATTTCAAATATATATTTTATATCGTCTTTTTCTATCAATGCGACATCTGCACTTCTATTTGAATTATTGTAATAAAATTTATATTCAATAACGGATTTGGTTGTTTCATTATAATTAACCATTTTACAATGAATTTCTTGACAATAATCACAAGTTATTTCAATAGAAATGCATTTTTTATTGTCTAACAATGATTTCATTAATAATTTAGCATCTTTATGAATTTGCGTTTCACTTGGTTTGTCATAATAATAACATGGATTGTCAGTTTTATAATGAGCAAAATGCGGTTGTTTAATTTTCCCATTTTTAAAAATAACATCTTTTTCACAACAAGGACATTTATATTTATATATTTTATTTGCTATTTTAGGATATTCATACTTATTTGTGTATTTATTTATTGCTCCCATAGAAAAATGATAAGACATTATTTATTATAGATATAAATAATGTTTAAGTAAATGAATCGCACCGCCAATATTAAATGGCGAAATTCGCAGGCATCTCTTGAATTTGGCAAGAATAAAACGCCTCAATTTCTTTTATTTTCTCTACATCTGTTCGTGTAATAAAATTGATTCCCACGCCTTTTCGTCCCCAACGACCGCTTCGTCCAATGCGATGTAAATATTTGTGAACGCATTTAGGTATATCAAAATTAATAACTACTCCGACTTGTTGAATATCTATTCCGCGGCAAGTAATATCTGATGAAATCAATACTCTGTATTTGCCATTTTTGAATTCGTTAAATGCTTCTTCTCTCTCTCCTTTGTCCATATTACTATGTATAGAACATACTGGAAAGTCGTCTTGTTTCATAGACTCGGTCAAATCAGAGACGCGTTTAATGCTATTGCAATAAATAATGCATTGTGAAAGTGAAATATAAGAGTAAATGTCTTTTAGCACATCATATTTGTCTCTGTCATTTCTTAAAGCAATAAAATATTGGGCTATTCCTTCTAATGTAAGAGATTCTGCTTTTACAGAAATGGTCACAGGGTCTCGCATAAATTTTTCCGTAATGGAATAGACGTGTCCCGGCAAGGTTGCACTAAATATGGCGACTTGAATGTCTTCATTTAAATACTGAAATATATTGTATACTTGTTCTTTAAATCCGAGAGAAAGCATCTCATCTGCTTCATCTAAAATAAGTAATTTAATATCTTGTCCATTGATTTTATTTCGCTGAAGCATATCAAATACTTTGCCTGCGCAACCGCAAATGACATGTGGTTGAGGTGGTGAAGATCGTGCATGATGTCCAAGCCCCGATGACGACCACGATGATGCAGACGACGACCCTGATGATGACCCGCCCCCGCCAAACATGGTCTCGACCTTGAGACCAGACATCATATTTCCAATTCCCGAGACAACGCTGGCGGTTTGCACGCAGAGTTCTCTCGTGGGTGATAATATTAGTACTTGTGTTTTATTAAGAGATGTGTCCACTTTTGACAATGCCCCAATGGTGAATGCCGCGGTTTTGCCAGTGCCTGATTGTGCTTGAGCGATAATATCTTTTCCTGCAATGATGGGTTGAATTGCCTGTGCTTGAATTGGACTGGGTTTTTCAAATCCATATGCGTAAATTCCCCGTAAAATACTTGAATCAATGTCTAATTCGTCCCAATTTTCCATATATAATAGTAATCTAATAATTTTTAAATGATATAAAATGTATAATTAATATATTATAACATGCTTACAATATATTCTCATCAAGATTTTCAAAATATAATATTTGATGGATTTCACTTCTCTCTTGCTGACGATACTATTGCTTTGATAAATGACTTGTCATCAAAGGTTGGTGCGCCCACATATATAAAAACGCCGGTATTTAAAAAAAAGGAGGAATCGGTGTCGGCGGCGGCGACGCATGGTCCACATTCAAACGCCATCTGGGAAAAGAATCGCGGTTTTAAAACGACGAAAATAGAACAAAAAGAAGGTATTGATTCAAAAATAGACATGATTCGTTTTCATTTAAATAAAATAACAGACAAGAATTACATTGATTGCCACAATAAAATCGTGGATTTATTAAACGACTTGATTGAAAATAATATTAAAGACGAGGATTTAATGCGAATTTGTGTGCAAATATTTGAGATTGCATCTAACAATCGGTTTTATTCAAAATTATATGCGGATTTGTATTCTGATTTGATAAGCAGATATGAGATTATGAAAACCATCTTTAACAATAGTTTCAATTCATTCATGGAGTTATTCAATCATGTAGAGTATGTAGACCCTGCGGTCAATTACGACGCCTTTTGTAAAAATAACAAGGACAATGAATGTCGCAAATCCTTGAGCATGTTTATATTGAATTTGATGAAGAACAATATTATTTCAAGAGAGAAAGTAACGAATCTCTTGGCGTGTCTCTTGTCCCAAGTCCAAGAATTTGTTCCTTTGGAAAACAAAAAGAATCAAGTGGATGAATTGACTGAAAACATTGCCATTTTGTTTAAAAAAGACATGTCTGAAGAAATCGCTCTAGATGGCGCTTCATTTCTCTCTATTATTCAATGTTTGGCGAAAAGTAAAACAAAGATGTATCCTAGTTTGTCCAACAAATCAATATTTAAATATATGGATTTGTGCGAATTATAACACGCGAATTATAATAATATAAAAATGTGTTTGATTATATTATTATGTGTGAATACGAAATATATTATACCATTGATGGAGAAGAATATTCGTCCATTAACGATGACCTCGTGTTAAATGCAGAACATGTTATTTTAAGCACGGCTCATGCAAAAAATAAAATCATAGAGCAACGAGAGCAACGCATTGAAATAGAATTAATAAA